GGCGATCCCGCCGGCGGTCACGTATCCGCACTCGGCGCCGCGATACTTGAAGGGACAGTAGTAGTTCTGCGCCACCCGCCCGGGCACCTGCACGCCCCGGAGGATGTTCGACGCCTGCAGGTTGATCTGCGCGCCCTCGGCATCCCACGAGTAGGAGTCGATCTCGAACTCGGTCTCTACCACGGCGGTGGAGTCGGCGAGATCATCGGTCATGACGACTCGGAGGATGACCACGGTGCCGCGAAGATCGGAAGCGTCGAGGATGTCCCGGATGGCCCGGTCGATGTTCTGGATCTTAAGCCGGACCGCAGGGGCCTTCCCTTCGAGCCCCTCGCTGACTTGATCGAAGGTGCCTGAGTTCGCCGAGTAGGTGATCGAGTTGAAGGTGATGTCTGTCGAGTAAAGCGCATAGCGGTAGGTCGTGCTCGCCTGGATCTCGACCAGCCACGCGAGAGGAAGCTGATCCCCCGCGATGGTGGTTTGGAAGTCTGACGAGGGCGACCTCATACCAGATGGCTCCCCGGGTAGTCCTGCCGCCATGTCAGGTTCTTGCAGTACATCGCCGAGCCCGCGTCGGTGTCGCCCAGGCTCCGCGGCGTGTAGAGGGCCCGGTCCTGGTTGAACCGGCACGGGTAGTACCGCTCATATGTCGCGGTCACGGCGTCGAGGTTGGGCGGTGCCACCACGAAGTCGATGATCGGGGCGGTGAGGTTCCCAGTGAGCGCGTAGTCTCCGGGCGTCTCCTTCAGGCTGCCATCGACGTAGACCAGGAGCGTGGCGGAGTCGATGTACTTGGAGTCGAGCGCGAACTCATCCTCGGCCCCGTCGCCCGTGCCCACCGCTTCGAGGGTCACCTTGTGGAAGAGTTCGAGCTTCGGCTTGTAGAGGAAGGTGTCGTACCCTCCGTCGCGGTCAGTGAAGAAGGTGTGGAACCCACTGAGCGAGTTCCCCCCGGTGACGAAGAGCAGCCACGCGGAGAAGACCGCGAAGAGTTCCGAGTCCTGCCCCTTCCGCCGGACCTCTCGCCCGCCTTGCGCTGCACTCCGCGTGGTGAGGAATGCGGGCCCCTCGGAGTAGGGCTGATGCACATCGAAGGTGAAGATGGTATTGCTCATCACGCCACCGCCGTTCCGGCTCCTGCCGTAGTCTCGGCATCAACCGGAGCATCCCCGCCCTCTCCCGCCCCACCCCCGAGGATCTTGGCCAGCCCGAAGAGCCCGCCCGCCCCCTCACCCATGCCGAGCCCTTCCATGAGCGTCTTGGCGAGTGCCGCCGCGAGCGAGTCCATGACGGCGTTCCCGAGCATCATGGCAAACCCTTCAATGGCCCCCTTGGCGTCTCCGGTCATGGCCCGGCGGATGGCCGAGCCGAGGCTCATCTCCACATCGTTGGCGAGGTTCTCGGAGAACTCGGCGGTCTTGGGGTGGGTGTCTTCCCAGGGGGTGACCACCGTCTCGGGGAGTTGAGTCGGCCCGAAGCCTGCCGACTCTCGTGCCGCGTCGATCTCGGCTTGTCGGTTCGCAAGCCCAGAGATCTGCATTCCCCCGTCAACGTTTCCAGGCGCCCGATCGAAGGCCAAGTTGTATCGGGCGTTGATCTGGTCGATTTGCGCCTGCAGCTTCTGCTCCGGGGAGAAGAGGAGCCCGGCGAGAGTGCCGCCGCCCGCTGCCTTGAGCAGCTTGCTGATATCATTGACCACCTCCATCGAGGCGTCTTCGCTGAGCAGAGAAAGCCCAGCGGACCCGAGTTGAGTCTGCACGGCGGTCAGGGCGCGTTTCCGGGCGTTCTCCTCGTTGACCTTCCGCTCTTGACTCTCGCGCTCCCACTCCCGCTCCAGTCGGTTCGCTTCGTACTCTCCCGGGGCCATCGCCCGCCGCGCTTCGGCTTCCCGGATCAGCTTGTCCCCGTCCGACTCGCCGAAGAGCCCCTTTCCAATCTTGTCGATGATGTCAGCGGTCGCTGCTACACCTCTGCCGAGGAACGCGAGCGCCCCAACGAGGACACCGCCCACCGGCTCAAGGTCATCTCCGAGCTTGTTCAAGACCTGCTGAAGTCGCCCGCCCCCGGACTCGGCCATCTTCTCGGCCATCCCGCCGAAGGAGTCTTGAACGAGCTTGACGATGTCTCCGGCCTTGAGCTGCTCCTCCGAGAGCGTGCGAGCCGCCGGGAGCTTCATGCCGATCGACCGGGCCTGGCCGCCGAGCGTTTCGGCGAGCATCCGCATGGAGGTGGCGTAGTCCTGATTGACCGCGACCGACAGATCCGCCGCCGCCGCGCTCATCTCCTTGGCCTGCTCGGTGGTTGCCCCGAGCGAGGTGGCGAGGGCCATGCCCTGAAGGATCGCCTCGTCCCCGTGGACGGTCATGTTTTGGAGTGCCGCCGCGTAGTCCTCCATCTCCTTGCGGACCCACGGGAGGGTGTTCCCCTGAGCGATGAGAGCCGCGTCGAGAGAGACGACGGCTTTCTCTTGGGCGAGGAAGTTGGTGACCGCCTTCCCCCCGAGCGCCATCGCGCCGAGTCCTGCGGTGAGCCCTATGATGGTGCGCTTCATCGAACTCATCGCGCCGCCGAACTTCTTCGCCGCTCTCTCCCCCTTCCGGGCGTCCTTCTCAAAGCCGCGGAAGGTACGCGAGGACTTCTTCTTCAGGGTGTCCAGGCTCTTCTCGGCCTGCACATCCTCAAGCGTGACGTCGATCCGGACTGCTTCGTCACCGGGCATTTCGCTTGCGCTCCTCTTCGGCGCGGTCGTACCAGTAGCGCTTTGCCATCGCCAAGCGCATCAGATAGCCCTCTGCGATGCTGGCTGGCACGGTGAACCCCGTAGACTGCTGCACGAGGTCGAGATCGTCGTACTGCCACCACAAGCGCCCGAGCCGGAGAACCTCGGCGTTCGATGCGGACGGCGCTCCCGGCCACCCCCGTTCTCTCCACTGCTCGATCCGCTCCAGGCGATCAAACTCATAGCCCTCCTCTTTCGCATCTTGCGCCTGCTTGTCCAGCTCCTCGGGCAGACCTTCCGAGTGGTCTAAGTACTCGAGGAGCTTTCGGAGTTTTCCGAGTCTTCACCTTCTTGCACCACGCCCGCGATGATGAGCCCGTAGAGAACTTGAATGATCTGCGGAGCGAGGTGCCCGAGGGCCTCGATGCTGAACGGGAGGGCGTCCCCCTGCGAGTCGAGGACGTTCTCCCACGCCACGGTGTGCCGCTCGACGATGGTGCAGGTGACCGCGATCTCGTCCACGATGAGGGTGCGGTCATCCCGTGAGGATCGGCGCACGGTTTGGTACTCGCCCCATCCGCAGAGGGTATAGAAGAGCTTGGAGCCCGATAGCTCGAGCGTCCTCCTCTCTGAGTCGTCAAGGATCTGTAGTGGCATCGGTCGCTCGTTTCTCTGGCTTACGCCAGGATGTTCGCGTTGGATTGGTTGCGGACGAGGCAGTCGAAGGGTTGGGTGGTCCCCATCCCGGTCGGGGCCGCTGTCGGCTGGAGGCACTTGAAGGTGATCGAGTCGGTGATCCGGCCCGGCCCGTCGAGGGCGTTGTCCGGGCGTTCGATGCCCACGAGCTTCGGGAAGTCGAACTCGTATTCGTACTCCTGCTCACTCGCGGCGGTTGGAAGCTCCGGCCCGGAGAGCAGGATGGTCATCTTGTATTCGGTCCCGGCGTTCACCGCGTCGTGGTAGGTCGTGGCGACATACTCGGGGAGGCCGATCTCGATCGTGACCTCGATGTCCTCCTCTTCGCTCGGGTTCCCGACCACCTTCCCGGTGCCCTGATCCGCGACCCAGTCCTCGGAGAGCTTGCGGTCGAAGACGATCCGGATCAGGTTCGGCTTGATGGCGTCGTCGGCGTCGAGGGCATCGCCCCCGGCGGCGTTCATCCACACGCGGGCCTCACCGATGTAGACCGGGTTCAGCGGGGCGGGGACAGTGACATCCGCCATCGTCGCCTTCTTGTTTGTGCCGCTGTCGTCGGTGATGAGTCCCGCGCAGATGAACTCCGCGCTCATGGTCCCGTGTCCGCGCCCGGTGAGTTCCATCGTGAGGCGGGCGAGCTTCGCGGTCTTGTACTCCCATGCGGCGATGTCCCCCTTGAGTTCGATCAGGGAGAAGAAGTCACCGAGGCGCTCCTCGATGGTGAGCGCGTGGGTGTACTCGTAGGTGGCCTCCACTTCGGTCGGAGCCGCCGCCGCGCCCATGATTGCGGCGAGGAGAAGATCACAGTTGCCCCCGTAGCGCCACGGGAGATCCCATGTGAGCCGGGTGACCTCCTGCCCGATGATGGGAGCGTTCCCCGCCGTCTTCCCGGAGAGGGTCTTGTCGGAGATGATCTCTTTCCCGCCGCTCGGGGAGGACCGTTCGATGCGGAGTCCGTCCAGCGCCACGGCCTTGACGGATGTGTTCCAGGTCGTCGCCTTCTTCATTGCGACCGTCGAGAGTGCTCCTCTGCCGTCTGCCATGACTGACTCCTATACGATGGTGATGGCGACCCGTTCGTGGGCCGTGAACTGAACAGTGATCTGATGCACGAGGTATTTGCCCGCGCCAAAGGGGTGCATCCCGGTGACGATGTCTCCCACCGGCTCGGGCTTGTCGCACCACGTGGCCGTCCCGTTGAGCCGGGGGTCCGTGGCGAACTTGTCGCAGATGGCTTGCACGAGGTTCTCAGCGGTGACGAGGCTCTTCCGCTCGTCGATCGCGGAGAGCCAGCCGCGCATCATCCACCGGGTGTGGCGTTCTTCCTCGCTGCAGGTGTGCTCGGTGGCCGGGAGGACGGTGCCCTTGATCACCCACCCGTTGACCTTGCCCTTGCGGACGAAGTGGCGGTGAAAGAAGGCTGCCATCCCGGCGGCGTCCTTGCTGTACCGCTCGTAGCTCGCCACCGCTCCGATCCCGGATACAGCTTCGAGCAGCGTCTTCACCTGCGGGCGTTGGAGGGCGATGGTCATGCTACCCTCTTCGCCCATCGGCGGATTGCTGCACGCACGAGCGACTCAGAGAGCTTCCGAGCCTTGATGTCTCTCCGGGTGCGCCGGAAGAAGAACCGCCCCTTCATGCCCTTGTTGTGGAGCTTCCGGCGCACGAGGAAGGCGATAGAGTCCGCTTCCTTGCCGCTCACGCCAAACTTGTACTTGACCCAGGCAAGGATGGGCGCGAGAGGTGGCCCAGGCTGCCGTGGGCGCCGTCCGAGTTCCTGAACGACCGCGTAGGGGTTGGTCACAGGAGAGGGCACCACCCGGATGCTCTTGGGGCCTGTGACGGTTGTCCCGATCCCATTGATGAGGTTGCCGCTCTCGCCAATCGGCGCGAATGGCTTGGTCCCCTTGATGGCCATGATAGTGGCCGTCCGGTAGACGCCGCCGATCTGATCTCGGGCCTTGAGCATCTCCTCGCCCCACACCTGACCCGATTTCGACTTCGGATCGAGGATCGGAGGAACGTGGGTCACCTTGATCTTCATCGCCATGACCCGCGATGGTGGGTCAGGTGAGAGGATGCCGGGTAGTAGTTCGGGTCGAGATCCACATCGCCGGACACCGCCGCAGGGGTGGACCCTCCATCCTCGGAGAGCCCGAGTGCGCGACGGTAGGAGTCGAGGTGCATCTTGGACAGCGAGCGCGCCTCGTTCGACTTCACCCCGTAGTCCACGAGATCGGTCAAGACGACGTTATCCTTGAGCGACCCGTAGTAGCTCGCCTTGGCGGCCTCAAGGAAGCTGGCCGTGAGGTGCGCGACCGCTTCCACGTCCTGAGCGTAGACCGTGCAGGTGGTCCCGCTGCAGGTGTGGGGAGCGGTGAACCAGACACGGACCGTCGAGGTCACGGGTGGGGAGATGCTGAGGAAGCGGATCTTCTCCACGGGCGAGCCGGTGACGGGGATGGTGTCGATCTCGTAGGCGTCGGCTTCCAGCGTGGTCGAGTCTTCATCGGTGTACGGGTAGACCACCTTCCGGATGGTGGACCACTGATCCACCCATCCGGTCGGCGTGGTCATGAGGTTGGCCGCTTCTCCGGTCACATCCACGACGGTCTCGAAGGGCTTGTCGCGCGAGTACCGGCGCAGAGCCGTCGAGAGGTAGGTGTCGAGAGCCCGGGCGACGTTCTCCGGGGAGGAGGTGTCGCAGAGTCCCTTGACGATGCCGAGGATGGAGACCTTGGTAGCCACCTACGCCTCCTTCACCCGGTCCTTGAATGAACCGTGCGCCTTGAGCTTGGGCGGCTTGCCCCGGAGCGTGGGCTCGATGACCTTCCGGAGATAGCTGATCGGGATGGCCCCGCCGACCTTGCTGACCAGCTTGGTGAACGCCTCGCCGTACTTCTCGTGGAGCTCCGCGCCGAGCCTTGCGGACTCCTCACACGGGAAGTCGATGATGAGGGTGTGGATCCGGTTGGGCTTGGCAACGTCGGTGAAGGCCCGCGCTACCGCGGGCGTCTCGACTTCCGGGACGAGGGTCGCCTCCGCAACCACCGTCACGGGCTCCGTGACCTTCACCGCCTTCTTCCGCTTCCTCGTGGTCTTCTTCTTTCCGGCCATGTCTCAGTCCTTTCCGGTCGCAACCCCGAGCATGGGAGCGGAGCGTGAACCCCGCCCCCTTTGCTCATGAGGTCGTGGTGCTACTCGCGGGCGATCCAGACCCGACCCTGGATACCGTCGAGGGTCGGCGATGCGCCCCCCGCGAGGGTCGCGTCCAGGTGCAGAATGTCACCCGCTGCCACCGCGAGAACCGTGGCCGTGGAGACAAGGGCGCCCATCTGCGGCCCGGCGTTGGTGGATGCGCCCACCGCGGCGATGGCCGTGTGCAGATCGTCGGAGCCCTTCTCGATGATGATGTCGTAGTCGGTGCACTTGGTGGTCCCGCCGATGACGTCCACCCAGGCGGCGACCGCCACGACACGCCCCTTGCAGGGGGCGATGGCCTTGGCGACGGAAGTCCCGGTGGCCGACTGCTGGACCCCCGAGAAGAGGACCAGTTCGATGACCCCCTTGTCCGGGCTGAGGTCGATGTAGTTGGTTCCCATCTGCTCGCTCCTTTCCGGTCGCGGCCCTTAGGCCACGTCCTCCGCGTAGAAGGCGCGATGGTCGATGGGACTTCCACCGTACTCGTGCCTGATCTTGTAGGTGATCGCGTCCCGGTCGAACAGGCTGCCGACCGTGGCGTTGTCCTGGATGAACATCTCCGGCTCCTCGCGGCCCCCGATGAAGCCCATCTGGTAGCCGGGGAAGATCGCCGGGTCGGCGACGTAGACGTGGTCCTTCGCGTTGGTCCAGTGACGGACCGTGATGACCTCCAGATTGAAGGTCCGCACGAACGCCTGGTCGGTGGTCTCGCCGGGGGCGTACATGCTGAGGGGCTTGACGATCCCGAAGGCCGTGGCCTCCAGGTCCGGCGGCACGAGCAGGTAGCGCGGTTCGACCGACTCCCGCTTGGCGCTCGACATGTCGGTGAACTTCTGCATGGCCAACCTGACGACCTGGACCTCCGCCGTGGCGAGCGCGGTGGTGCCGAGGTTGTCGTTGTAGGCACGGCTCGTCTCGAAGAGCGTCGTCGCGTCGTAGTCCATCGTCGGCTGCCCGGCGATGGTGAGCTGGTCGTAGACGAACTCGTAGAGCGTCCGTGCCGCGGCGTAGGCCATCGCCGTGGGGATGCGGGAGATGGCCCCCACGTCGTCCGCGAGGATCATCCGGCGGGTGAGGTCTTCCGTCCCGCCGTAGGTGGCGGGAGTCCACTCGTGCTCCTCGTCGCCCGGAGAGTCCATCGCCGGGTAGTTCGCGCCCTCGGCGACCGCGTCGAGGTTCTTGTAGCCACCCATCCGCATGGCGTGGATCGTCGAGAAGTCCTTGCGGGGCTGAACGCGGACGATCTTGCGCCAGCTCGTCCACGGGTTGACGTGGAAGGCGTCGATGAGCACCTTGTTCATGGTGTCGCCGAAGATGTCCGTCCAGCTCGCCGTGGTGAGGGACTCGACCAGCTTCTTGCGCTTCTCCGCGCTCCCGAAGGCGGCGTCGCCCAGGTCGATCCCGAAGGCCTCCCGCGTGAAGCGGTGCAGGCTGGCGATGGGCTTGGCGCCGGACTCGACCAGGGCCTTGCGAGCCTTGAGCCGGGTCTCGTCGAACGAGTTCCGCATGAACATGTCGTAGAGCGCGGCCTCGCAGCGCTCACGGGGCTCGGTGCCGACCACCATCTCGGGCAGACGGACCTCCCCGCTCGGGTCCTCGTCCTTGAGCAGATCGCGGACCTGGCCGATGGCCTTGTCGAGCGCGCTCTCCTCGAAAGTCGAGTTGACGAACTGCTCGCGGACGACGGTCTGCGCCTTCTCGCTGAGGTTCGACTCGGCGAGCTTGGTCTCCAGGAGCTTCGTCGCTTCCCGGATCTTCTCGCGGATGGCCTCCTTGGCCTCTTCCGCGACCCTCTGCTCTTCCTTGAGCGCCTTGAGGGCTTCCTCCACGGCGGACTCCTTGATCTTCTGGAGTTCCTCCTTGGAGAGAACCGCGGGCTTGTCTCCGGCCTGCGGGTTCTTCGTGTCTTCGGGCATCTGATTCTCCTTTTGAAGTGATGCCGCAAGTCGAAGTATCTCCCCACCCGCCGCGGGAGAGGAGACTACGTCTACGGTCGCAGGCCCGGTGAGCGACTGCACAGCCGACACCTCTTGGCCTTCATGGATGGTTGTCTCGAAGCCGCTGGTGAGGGCGTCGATGGAGAGCCCAACGAGGGCCGCACCGCCTGCCGCCACGCGGTCGAGTGAGAGCTTGAGGAGCCCGGCGTAGAAGTCGGCCCCCTCGTGGATGACGAGCCGAGCCACGAGGTTGTCGTTCTCCACGTGAACGCCTTCGAGCGCGCCGATGATGTTGCCGGAGAGGATCGCCTTGTTGATCCCGTCCGGGGTGTGGGCCATCTCATCCCCGAGCTTGATGGCCCGGACCGGCACCCCCTCGAAGACCGCGTAGTCGCGGGCGAGGAGTTCCGGCGAGTAGTAGATGGGCTTGCCGTCCACCTTGTTCTGGCTCAGGCCGGAGGCGAGGAGGATCACGTCGAAGGCGGTTGAACTCACGGCTTCGCGGATCGCTGCGCTGATGGTTAGCTTCGTCTTTCGGTTCTTGGTCGTCTCTGCTCTGAACTCGGCTTCGCTTACGCGGACCGTCTCGCCGTCACGGAGCAGAAAGAACTCATGCTCGCCGTCGCCTGTGCCTTGGTCTTGATCGCTCATTTCGTCACCCCTGCTTCCATCCCCAAGCCCGCCATCCCCGTGAGGAAGATGCGCGCGATCAGGTCGTCTTGGCTGAGATCAAGTACGTTCATGAGGTGCTGCATGTCGGCCACCACATCGGCTGAGACCGTCACCGCCATCGGGACGAACACGAGGAGGGCGTCTTCGCTCATGCCGTCACCGCCCCGGCGATGTCCGCTTCGTCAAGCACCTCGAATATCTCGATCGTGGTGCAGTGGCAATTGATGCTTGCCTCTGCCGGCAGAACCGGGTCGAGCGGGTACATGGGCCACTGAGCCCGAGGCAGGCCCGGATAAGGGAACGGCTTGTCCACATCCACCGTCACGCCATCCAGAGCGAGGTGATCTGCGCGCGGCGTCTTCCCGGCGCCCGTGTGGAGCCACTGCTTCCGGACCTTCACATTCTCCGCGCTCATCTTCATCCGAGCCGACTGAGCCGCCGCGTTGTGGATGCGGTTGACCTCGGTGCGGACAATGGTCTCAGCGCGCTTCCGCCTGGTGCCGAAGCGCAGAGGCTTGGTGATGTGGGTCCGAACCCGCTGGATGAGCTGCTCTTTCGTCTGCCCACCCGCGAACGACAGGCGCACCTCTCGTGAGACGCCCCGGAGGATCGAGTCAGACTCGGCCTGAATGAGATCCCCCGCCCAGCCTTGGGCGAATTCGAGTTGCTTCCGGTCGATGCCGAATTGGAACGTCGGGAGGGTGACGTCGATGCCGACCGTCTTCGCGGCCATGCCCACGCGCTCCGTCCCGAGTTGCCATGCCGAGTCGAAGGACCGCCTCAGAGTGCCGGTCCCCTGCTCGACGTACTGCGCCATCGCTTCCTCGACGGCCTTGATGGCGTGGCCCGCGTTCCAGGTGCCGAAGGGCGTGGCGTCCGTCAGAGAGCCGAGGATGGCGTTGCGTGCCCATCGGAGGTCGGCAAGCAGGGATCGGGCCGCGCTCTTCTCAAGCCGCCCTATGGCCTTCTGAGCGTTCTTGATGCGGGCGATGTAGCGACGGCGCACGGCTGCCGTCACGTCGCCTGCTCGGAGAGGGGTGAGCGTGGCGATCACGCGGCCTCCTCTTCTTCCTCATCCGCGCCCGGCTTCAGTTCATCGGGGAGCGGGGCCTTCGCGTTCTTCTCGAAGGGACTCCCCGCGTCGGGCGTAGTGGGCTCCTCATCGGCGGCGAGAGCCTTGGCCGGGTCAACGATTGTCTCGGGCTCAAGGGTATCCGGCTTCTCCATGCCGAGCCGGGCGAAGAGTTCATTCCTCAGGGCGTCGATAAGGGCGGCGTCCCCGATGGTGGCGAGCCGTTGGATGGCGAGGGTAAGCTCGTTGAACTGAGCCGACGCTTCCTCGTCGCCAACCTCGATCTCGCCTTCGCCCTGAGAGGGAGGCTCGAAACCCTCCTCGCCATCACCCTCCATCTCGGCTTTCTGATCCTCATCGAGCTTGTCGAGCAGCTCACGGTCTTCGTCGCGGATCTCGGCAGAGAGGATCTGCTGAGCCTTCTCCTGCCACCACAGGGCCGCGGTCTTGTCGGTGAGCCATCCCTCGACCGTGGCCTGAGTGAGAGCAGCCGTGACCATCGAGAGGGACTGCGCTTCCCGCGCCGTGTCCTTGCCGACGATCTCCGGGAGGATGAGCTTCCACGCGGTCAGATCCTCGACGCCTGACAGCTCCTCCGGGGCGAGGGCGACTTTCAAGGCAATCTGGAAGTCGGCCATCGTCCGGAGCATCTGCCGCACCGTGGTCTGCGCGGATTGGAGCTTGCGGATGGTCGGGCCACCCATCTCTCCGGCAGTGGCGAGGTTCGCCTCCCCGCCGTCCGCGAACCAGTGCAGAGGGAAACCCCACGAGCCGAGCAGGTGGAGCATGATGATCTTGACGAGTTCCCGCATGTCGGCGGACTTGAGATCCGGGACATGGGCGGTGACCTGCACGGTTTCGTTGTGGCTGAACGAGCCGAGCTTCTTGCTGAATGCGGTTCGGACCGTCCGCTCCATCTTCTTCAGGACCTTCTCATCCGAGCAGCCGGTGACCTCGACGTCGAGCGCCAGCGCCTTCAGCAGCGATGCCCGCTCGGCGGTGTCGAAGACCACATCATCGAGCCGCTCAAGGAAGTCGATCTCCGCGAAGAGGTCGGAGAGCCCGCGCGTGGCGTTGCTGAGCTTGTTGACGGAGAATAGGAAGCAGGCGCCGTCGTATCCATTCGGCGCGAGCCGTCCCCTTGGATCTCGGAGCCGTTTAAGCTCACGGTCCCTGGGCTTTAGTTGGAACTTTCCCGGTGCCCGCTTCCCGTCCTCCGTCACTCCCTCATAGATCTCGTGCAGCTTCTCGCCCGGCCTGATGATCCGGAAGACCCGCGTCGGGTCGCCCGTTGCCGTCAGGAGTTGAACCTCGACCAGATCCCTCGGGTTGCCCGGCATCGGGACAATCGCTTGGACGAACGCCGGGTCGAGATAGCCCAACCGGAGCCGCCCGGTGGTCTCCTGGATGTGCACCGTGACGATCTGCTCACCGATGAGTCGAAGCTGGCCGGCGAGTTCCCGGCTGAACTTCCGCAGGCAGTTGACCGGATCGTCCCAGTAGGCGGTGAGGACCTCCTGTAGCTCCTTGTCTTCCGCCTGCGGGTGCGGTTCCTCGCCCGCTGTGAAGTCCACCATGATCTCGACGAACCGCTTGGCGATGCCGGAGACCTTGCTCACCCAGATGGCATTTTCACGCTGCCGGTCGAAGTCGATTTCCTTGATATCCCGGTGGGCCGAGGTCATCGAGCGCCACAGGTGATCGTTCTCCGGGATGTCTGCGGAGTGCTCCGTCGTCGCTTCGGTGATGGAGGTCATCAGGGGTTCGGTCATCGTGACCTCCAGGAACCGCGGCGCCCCACCTCGACGGGCTCGTCTTCGTCGTCGGCTGAGGTCATGATGGCAGGGCCTCTCGTGCGCCAGGCCAGAGCCAGGGCCAGCGCATCGCCGTGGTCAGGGGAGCGACCGAGACGCCGCTTGAGGGCCTTCTTGGCTTCCAGCTTGATCTTCCCGTTCGACTGCTGCTCATACTTCGGCGTGGAGAGGTCGCCGGGAAGCTCCGCGTGAACCTCTGAGGGAGCGTCGGCGAGGGCCGCATCGTCGCGCACCCACTCGCGGAGGTTCCACCAGAGTTCGGTGCGACGGTCGGCGAAGGTGGCCGAGTCTTGAGCCCTGGACCCGAAGTTCTCCGCGTTGACGTTCCATCCCTGCTCGCGGAGCCGATCCGTCACGCCACCGCCGAGCCCGGTATCATCGACCGCGATGAGGTGAGCCCGCGTCTTATCGATGCCCTGCTCATTCGCCAAGGAGATCACCCGGCCCGCCGTCCACATCGTATCCTGACCGTTTCGGGCCTCGGCGTGGAGGATGCGCCCACCCTCGACGACGTAGAGCACCGTGAAGTCTGAGCCGAACCGGGCGACGTCCACCCCCATCGAGCGGGTGCCGGGCTCCTCAGCGATGACCGGACGGGCGAGGGCGAGTTGCACCTCGGCGAGAGAGATGAGCGTATCGTCAGCGGATTGCGGGAAGAGCCCGCGCACCTTGGCCTGATAGACGGATGAGCCCTCCCCGTACTTCTGCCTCATGTGGGCGCACCAGTCAGCGGTCACCAGCCCGTCAAGCGGCTCCTCGTCTTCGACCAGCTCAAGGGCGTCGATCCGGATGGAGTGCCACGCCTTGTCGCGGTACGCCTTGGCGAACTCCCCGGTGCTATCGGTCGGGTTGCCGATGAGCAGCCAACGGGAGTTCTGGCCCGTCATGAGCCCCTCGGCGGCATCGTAGATAGCCTTCGGGATCCCTGCCGCCTCATCGAAGATCACGAGCAGGTTGGGAGAGTGGAAGCCTTGGAACTTCGTGGCCCCCTCTTCGGCCTTGTCCCCGCTCGTGGCGAACCCGGTCATGTACCAATCGGGGTGCTCGGGCATCTGCCAGTGAGTGAGTCGGATACCGCCGAGCCCGTACTGCTCCATCTGGGCAGCCTGGTGCCGTTGCCGGATCTCGGCCCAAAGGAGCGCCCTCACCTGCCTGTCCGTAGGAGCCGTGGTGATGACCTTAGACGGCTGGCAGGCGAGCGCCCACCACCATGCGGCGATGGATGCCGTGAACGTCTTGGAGGATGCGTGGCAGGCTGCTACGGCTACGCGCTTGTGATCCCGAAGAGCCTCAAGGATCTCAACCGACTTGCCGATGAGCCGCTCGACTCGGAGGAAGCGATGGGCGAAGAGCGCGGGATCGTCACGCCATAGGCCAACCTGCTCCCGGACCCCTTGGACCGGATCGGCTATTGCCGGCATCGGTCACTCAGGGGCTCGGAGCGGAGTTGACTGAGGACGTCGGCGAGGGTGAGCTTGAGTTCTCCGGTGTGCTCGATGTCGTACCGCTCGCGGAACTTCGCGGGACGGATGCCCTTGAGCAAGAAGATGAGCAGCGTGTCCGAGTAGACCATCTCTCGGTACGTTTCCCCGGTGATCGGGTCATGCTGCGCGTTGCCGTCCTTGTCGAACTTGAGCCGGTAGACTCCATCGAGAGCCCGGCGTCGCGCTTCGTCTTCAAGGACGTCCGCGCCGTGGGACATCGCTTCGTGGTAGGCGGTCTCGAAGGCTTCGTCCCTCTGTCGCCAGTCGTAGACCGAGGCCCGATCACACGGAACCGCAGCGCACGCTTTGCCGATGTGTCCCCCCGACCGCATGAGTGCAGCAAGGAATGCACCCTTTTTCGGATTGGGAGGTTTTACGGGGGGAGGGAGCTTCTTTTTGCCTTTACCGTTGCCGTTACCGTTGGCCGGTGTGCGCTTCACATGGACAAGAATGCACTCGGAGCGCTACTTGTCAAGAACCGTTTGCAGTCGGAGGTGCTCAGGGTTCACTTTGCCTTGCGTTCGCCGACCTTCCTGAATAGGAACCCGAGGTAAAATCCGCACACGAAGAGGTAGACCCCTTCAGGCATCGGCCTTCTCCTCCTCCGGCCCGACCTCCTCAAGCATGATGATCCGCGAAGCTGCGACGGCAAGAGCGCCTCGGTCGAAAATGACGAGCGAGTCCCGCCCCATCCCGGCAGCGCCGCTCACAACACCCTCTCGCTGCACCGAGCGCGACTCGCCGCCATCGGTCCAGGCTATCCTTACGCGCATCCTGCGGCCCAAAAGAGCGTCTATCCTGCGTGAGTAGTCCTGTGCCATTACGATTTCTCCTCCAAGGTAACCTTCAGCGGGAACGCCATCAGCCCGGCCACATGCTCGGCATTCCCGAGATGCGCCCGCGTCTGCGCCCATCCGAATATCTCATTCTTCGGGTTGTCGGCAGCGTTGACCCAGGCGAAGAACGCCATCGACATGAGTTGGTGCCACAGGTCCATCATGCCCGGGTGCCGCTCGAGCGCGTTGATGCAGAGCTTCCACGCCGGCCCGAAGCCGTCCGTCATGAACGTGGCTTGCACGAGGTTGCGGTGAATGTCCGCGTAGCCTTCGTGGTCCGGCTCGATGGCCACGACCTCACGCGCCCACCGTGCGGCCTCCGCGTACTCGTGAGCGGCGAGGTGCATCCGGGCGAGGAAGTAGGCAGCGTGAGCCTGCTCGTCCTTCCGATCCCCGCCATCCCCTTCGCGGAAGAGCTTCCGGAGGGCGGGTACGGATCGCTTCATCCGGTCGGCAATCTGCCCGGCGTAGTCCGTCCGGAGGGTCGTGAGCGCACAGGTGATCCGGCTCTTGATGCCGATGGGCATGTTGTGGACCGGGAACTTCATGCGGAAGTCTGACCGCCGCGCGGCCCGGATCTGCGGCGTCATGTCCCCGGCGTGCGCCCCGCAGTAGGTCTTGAACTGGACCGCGACCGACTGCCACCCCTCGGCGTGAGCCGCGTTGACGTAGGCTCGCAGATCGTCCCCGCACTCCATGATCTCGTCCGCGTCGATCCAGAAGCACCAGTCGGCTTCGGTGGCCTCGAACGATCGGTTACGCGCCTTGGCGAAGTGGATGCAGTCCTCCGTGTACATCTCGAAGGGGGTGGTATCCGCCCGGACGTCGAACTCCTTGAGGACGGCGAGGGCCTGGTCCCCGTGCCGCATGTCCACGAGGGCCACGGCGTCGTCGAAGAGGTGCCGGCATGAGGTCAGGGCTCGCCGGAGGGAGGTGCTTGCCGAGCCCTTGACGATCATGGTGAGGGCTATGGTTGGGTTGGTCATGGGGTGGGCTCCTGTTTGGTCCGGGGGGCTTTGGCGGGAAACACGAAGAGGATGAACATGCATATCCCGCATAGCCACGCCGTAAAGAGCAAAGCGCCCAACGAGAGAGCCGAGAGGATCAGCACGAGGACGATGTAGAGGATGCAGCCGACGACGACGAACGGAAGGGCGAGGGCCACGAAGGCGGCAGCGAAGAGCGCGTCCAAGAGGATCATGGCGCATCCGGTAGCGGCATGACGACGTCGGGCGGCTCGCGCTGCGGCCAATGCTCGCGGAACCGGCTGCACCACCACCCCAGGTCAACCGTCCTGCCCGATGGGACTTCGCGGCATGTCCCTCGCGCCAACCCAGGAGAGTCGGAGTAGAGCCGAAGGCGCATGACCATCATCGGGCCGATTCCCTTGAAGGTCGTCAGGAAGTTGTCGGATTGCATGGCGACCCACGACTTGACTACCTTCTCGTCGGATATGTCCACCCCGCAATGGTTCGCCATGTACTGCGCCTTCTCGGCGACGTTCCCGTAAGATCGTGGAGGGAGGTCCCGGCTAAAGGGAGGCTCCCACCACACGCAGTTCTCGCACTTGAGCCAGTCCGGTCGCCCGCTCATGATCTGCTCCGATCCATCATCGCCCCAACCACCCGCCGGATGCCCTCCTCAAGCGAGACCTCAAGATCCACCCCGAGCCCCTCCTGTCGGTCGAGCACCGGGTCTTTGTGCGCGGTCATCTGGATCGGAAGCGGTGTCTCGTCATAGACCGCCGTCTTCCCGGACGCATCCTCGATCATCTTGACGAGGTCGAACATGGTCCTCACCTCCGGGCTCCCGATGTTCAGCAGATCGGGCATGTCACGCTCCGGCCCGAGGAGGGCAGCGAGGAGCCGGGCCGCGTCCGTCATGTGCAACCATGAGCGCGTGGTATCCGTGTGGAGGTGGAAGCGGTTGCCCGCGATGATGTCCCGGATGAACCGGATCATCGCCGAGCGGTTGTCCTGAGGCGCTTCGCTCTCGCTGTAGAGCATGAACGGGCGCACGATGGTCGCGCTCGGGCAGAGGTAGCGGACGAGCTGCTCGCCGAGATACTTGGTCAGCCCGTAGTGATTGTTTGGCTCCGGCGCGTACCCGTCCTCCGACATCCGGAGCATGTGCGGACCGTAGACCTCGCTCGTGCTGATGTGGATGAGTCGGGACTGCCACTCCTCGCAGAGCCGGGCGACGGTGCCTGCGCCGCCCACGTTGACCGCCGTGGCGCCGTCCGGAGCTCGCTCGCAGGTGACCCGGCTCACCATCGCGGCGAGGTGGTAGACGACGTCCGGCATGGTCTCGCGGAAGACGTGCGCCATGTCCCCCCCGTCGCGGACATCCACGCAGTAGTAGTCCGGTTTGAAGTCGGGGACGTGGTCCAGCTCGAAGACGTGGTGGCCCAGGGTCTTGAGGAGCGGGATGAGATAGCGGGCGACGTGGCCCTTGGCTCCGGTGACGAGGATACGCATGACTAGACTCTCCCGTGTTGAATGTGAAGGGCGACGGCATCACCGAGCCCCAAGCATTCGACGCCTGCGGCTCGCATGGTCCGGGCAAAGGCGAGATCCCCTTGAACGTCCGTTCGCTCGTCATACCCGCCGAGCGACTCCCACTGATGCCCGAAGATGGCTCCGCAGAAGAACAAAGGGCGTTGACGCTCGAAGCCGGTGTAGACGACGAAGGGGGCTCCGATCTGGTTCTCGATGTCAAAGGGTTTGGAGTCGTGCCACTCTTCGCCGAGGAGTTCAGCCGGCGGGTAGGCGCCTGGCTTCAGCCCCTCGACGTGGCTCATGGGCGCATCCAGCACCCGGGCGAAGACGGGCCGGAGGGGGGTCAGGCGATCGAGCAGCCGCTCATAGCAGTCTCCGAGCGGCGCCACCTCTGCCGACTGATGGATGAGAACGGGCTCGGTGGCTTCCCGGGCGGCGATGTTCGAGACATCTCCGGGGTTCTGTCGGTAGCCGCGGTCCTCAAGGCGGAAGATCCGGACGGGCTGATCTTCCAACCACTCGGCAGAGCCGTCCGTCGAGCCATCATCGACGACGATGATCTCAGCGGGGTTCTGGGCGAGGATGCGCGGGAGCGCTACTTCGAGTTCCCATCGGCGGTTGCGACAAGGGAGGCAGACGGTGACCGGGAGGGGATTATCCATTGGTCAACTCCTTCGAGAAGCACACAAAGCAAGTCCCGCGCTCCAGGGCGAACATGCCGCAGAGCTTCCGGCCGCACTCGCACCGATCCCGCGCTTCGGGCGAAGTGCGATAGCGGATGATGCAGCCGGAGCAGAGGTTGTCGCCGGGGAGGGCGCACTCCGTGCAGCCGGAGCCGAGACAGGTGCCGGGTGGGTGTTCGGTGGTGGCCGGGCCTGCTGATGGGCAGAGGAGTCGGCCATCCGGTACGGCTTCGGTCACCATCCCCGCACCTCATCCGGGTCGGTCATCTCCCGCCACTTGCCGTTCTTCCGGCTCACCACCACGAGCGGCCCGAGCGGGTGGGTGGCGTTGAAGAGCTTCCACATCCGGATGAAGTCGGTCTTCGGTCGCATCCCCTTAACGTCGATCACCTCGCATTGAGGGAGGGCGTCCTTGGTGTACCACCCGATGAAGTCCGCCGTGAACCGGATTCCGCCCGGCAGAGAGAAGACCGGGTGGACGTCAATGTGGTTCACAACCGGGTCCTCTCGGAGCCACAGGTAGAAGTCCCGCTCCACCATCGAGTCGAAGGAAAAACCATCCTCCTTGCACCTCTTGGCTCCGTACTTGTTCGGTCGCTTGGTCATGGCTTGGTACTCCTCGGTGGTTAGGTGGTGGGTGGTCATGGGGTGGGCTCCCGGATGAGATCAGCAATCGCCTCGGCTTCGGTACTGCGATCACTCGCGGCGATTGACTCTTCGCGGTACGACTCCGTCGTCGCCTTCCGCTCCCACCTCTCCGCCCGCGCCTTGCAGATCCCCGTACACCTCTCCCGCTCGGCCTCCCTCGCCGCCCGGATCTTCTCGGCGGTGTGGGCGCAGGTGGGGCAGAGAAACTGCCGTTCGATGTTCGGCTCGGCCTTGGTAGGCGCAAGAATGAAGCCCATCTCTCCACAGCTTCGACACCCGACAGCGGCTGTCTCTAGGTCGGTCATCGCTCGTCTCCCTTCCGCTCAGCCGAGTCACGATCCCGCATCCACTCGGCCTCTCCGTTCTCGGATGATCTCCACCGGAGCGTCTCGACGGTGATGCGCTTCTCGCCGCGCTTCTCCTCAAGGCGCCCGTCCGGGTAGAGGTAGAACTGCTTCCCGTTGGCCTGCCACCCGCCGCGGGAGCGCATGTGGGCCGGGTGGCCGGCGGGAACGTCTGCTATCTGGATGGGCGGGGCCGGGTTGGAGCTCTTGCCGGTCCCGATCTCATCAGCCCATCGCTCCTGGTTCAGCCAGGTCGAAGGCAGAAGGGGGGTGTATCCGTCTCGTGAGCGCCGACCGTCCTCATAGGCTCGGAACTTCTCCAGCCCCTTGACGATCGCTTCCTTCCCTGCCGTCTTCCTCGCCTTGGCATAGGCCACCCTCGCCGCCCCCTTGCCGGTCTTGTTCGGTACTCCGGGCCAGAAGTCGGCTTCGAACTCGCTCGTGATCTCCGACTTGTCGGAGTGCGCCGTAGGCGCATGCTGTTTCTTTTTGGACGGTGATGTAGACGGAGACGGAGACGGTGACGGAGACGGGCTAGCTTTTGCTAGAGCTTCGCCAGAGCTTTGCTTTAGCTCAGCTTTAGCTCTGCTAGAAACAGCCTTAGCTTTGCCACCCTTCCGGCCTGCGGTTCGGCGTTCTTCGCGGAAGGACAGCGCCTTCTCTCTCTCGCGCTCCAGTCGGCGGTTGATGAGGGTGTCCCCGGCCAGGTCGAAACACTTCCCGACCCGTCTCCAGATGCGGTCGAACGTCTCGCGGTCAACGCATAGAGCGTCGGCAAGCTCGTCCAGGTCGGTGGGAAGTGGACCGTCTAGCCATTCGGTCTGGAGCAGCAGCATGTACGCGCCGTGCTCTTCGAGGGTCATGTTGCGGGTCTTGCGGTCTGCGAGGTAGTCCTGCGGATACCAGTCCATCCGCGGGAGGGCGTCCTTTGATCTACCGTCCCACCCCATCGGCTTCCTCCCTCCGGAACCCACGATGCCACCTCCCAAGTCCAACCCCGAGGACAGTTGGAGACCGAGCCGGGGTCGAGACGGGTGGAAGGCGGCATGATGGGCTCAAGAGTGGCTCAGTCTCCATGTCGGCCACCCTACAGGATCCCGCGGTCATTGGCAAGGTTCATCCTCCTCCAGAGCTCTCGGAGAGCGGCACCGGCTTGGGCGGGGACGACGCCGTTCCCGCAGGCCCGCAGTCGGTCCACCCGATGGGCCATCCCATGAGCCACTCGACAAAGAGGGGGTTGAGCCGGCG